ATTTTAGAAATATCGGTTTACGATAAAGAAAACAATAGCCGCAACCGCACCAGTCGAGGCTAAGCCTACGAGACTGCGGTTTCCTTGCGTATTAAGAAACTGGGGAATAGTACTAGCTAACTTTTCCTGAACAGGTTTGCTAATAGCAACAGCGGTACAAGCGGCGACCATCACGGCGTGTAATTGCTCATCGGTTAAATCGAACGGGTTCTTCTTTCCCTTCTTCTCCTTGGTCTCTGTACCAGAAACGGACATGGTAGTCGCGGGAGGGGGAGGTGTCATAACCTGTTGTTGAACCATCCGAGGATCGACGGCGAGGGATGGAGGTTCCATCATATCTTGTGGTTGGCCCATAATGTCAGCAATAGGTGTAGAGTCCATCATATCTTTATTTTCTCCTACATTTTTTTCTGGCATTTTTGGCACGAATGATGTCGTCTGATTATTATTAGTAAGTGGTACCATACCATCACCTGAATCGGAAAGATTAAACGTCGGAATGTCCGCTGACATTTACTGTTACAAAAGTTTTTTTTGATTTAATTCTTTGCGCGATTACTTTGTTTTTGTAATTTTAATATTTGTCGATCTACCTTTTATTTTATTTGGATCTATCCTCGGTCCATTCTTTTTCGTGGTGATCATCTTTTTATGCGCTTGCCAGTATTCTGGAGCCCCGACCTTAAAATTTTTGCGAATCGTAGCTTTGTACCAAAATACACAATCTTCAATACGGTTACTCTTGCTGGTGTTATCTAACACGATACACTCATAATTCTCTGTACAGGCATCCATAACCTTGTTGAACATATCGAACGTCGGGAAGATCCCGAAGAATGACTTATAAAGCTTTTCGCGATTTTGAATGATATTTTCCCTTAAAATAAAGACATAATCCACATTAGCACGAAGTGCTGGAGGTAAATCCATACAATATTGCATAGTCAGCATAAAGAAGATTTTCCAGTGACGACCGTTCATAAAGCACTGTCTGATACAGGTGTCACGCATGAACTTATTGTCGTACATACAATCATCCAATAGGAGAAAGGCTCCGCAATTTGTCTTACCGGCACCTACAAGCTTTCTTTGACGGTCCATCACACGCTCGATCGCCTCCCTGTCATAGTCACCATAGATGAACAGGTCTGGAATATACTGTTGATAGTAATGATTACCTTCTTCTGTCGCAGACAACACTATTCCAGCTGGCAAATGCTTTTTATGAAACAGAATGTCGGTGACTAACGTGGATTTACCTGTATTACGCTTTCCTATAAATACACATACCCTGTCGTCTGACATAGTTCTTGGGTTAAATTTACGTAAACGTAGATCCATCTATAATACCGCCCCGTTTTATTTCATAAAATTTTACTCACATGTATTAGGAATGGCAGGTCGTATTAGACTCGCTGTCACCGGTATCCAAGACGAATGGCTTACTGGAGAGCCAGAATTTTCATATTTCGTCGCAAACTACAAGAGACATACACGATTTTCTACAGAAGCCGTTGAGATGCCCTTCGATGGTAAATGTGATTTCTCAAGTTCGGTTGAGTGTAGAATTCCACAAAACGTAGGAGATCTCGTACGTAGTACTATGCTGAAGATAAAACTGGGAAATCTTTCTGCTGATACATCGACCGAAAAGTACAGATACAATACCCCTGCAGCTCTCAGTATCATAAAATACGTCGATCTCGTAATTGGAGGGCAAATTATAGAGCGTCTTACTGGTGATTATATCTATATGTACAACCAGTTACACAATAATAAAGATGACGTGAATCAAACACTCTATTTCTTATCTGGACACGGTGAACATTTACAGGTTTCGGATTCGTATAATACGTTTTACGTTACCCTCCCCTTTTATTTCTACAGGAATCCAAGTTTAGCGATACCTGTATGTGCGATCACTAAGCAATTGGTAGAAGTACGAGTGACATTCAAGGATATAAATGATGATGTGACTTTCAAATATACGATAAATGGATCAGTAACTACGAAAGAAAAAACCACGGAAGGATCTATACATAACGTTTCGCTCATTACCGATTTTTATTTCGTTACCGAAGAAGAACGAAACTTTTTACTCACACGACCCATGGAATATATAATATCCCAGTTACAGGTGTCTAAATTGGTATACAAACCTAACGAATCTAAGAAGTCGGCGCTGCTAAAATTCACGAATCCGGTGAAAGAGTTATTTTTCTTAGCGAAAGAGAAATCTGGAAGTTCTGACCAACTTCTCGATACGACAATCACAGATCAGGAATTTAGTACACTTTTACCTGGTAAACGTTCCGACTATAGATTAATTAAAAATGTAAAGTTTGCGTGTAACGGTGAAACTATTTTCGATCAGAGTGGTCAATATTTGGCGTATGAACAATCACTTCGTCACCACACCGGCTGCCCAGACCCCGCATTTGAGTTTTACACATATTCATTCTCACTAAGACCCGAACAGCATTACCCATCTGGTCAATTAAATATGAGTCGCATAATACATAAGAAACTTGATATAGAATTAGACGAAACGTCGTCTACACGTGATATAGATGTTTCAGTATACGCATTAAATTATAATGTTCTTCATGTGGCCAGCGGTTTAGTTGGTTTAAAATTTTAACGTATAATATTAGTAATGGCTGGTCGTGTTCAGCTTGCAACAAAAGGATCACAGGATGCCTTTTTTACGGATAATCCAGACTATTCCCATTTTTTAAGAAGTTTCAGGAAACATTCTAATTTTGCTACGTTTGATGTAAAGCACGAACTTCACGGTAAACAAGACTATGAAAGTACACTAAAGTGTACTATTCCCATAAATTGCGGCGATCTCATCAAGGCTGTGCGTTTACATATTGAGTTATCGAATCTTTTACATGACGGTTCGTATCAAAGATATAACGAATCTATAGGACATGCTATCATAGAATATGTTGATTTAATCATAGGCGGTCAGTTAATTCAGAGAGTGCCGCGAGATTGGTTACAGATTTACTCGGAGCAGTATTTGACTCAAACAAAGCAAAATAATTTATCAAAACTCATAGGTAAATCACCCGAAGAGAGTTCCGGTAAAGCTGTTAGTGACGCATCCATCGACGGATATTTGGATAAGGCCACCATATCTCAAAAATTTATCGTTGATATTCCGTTTTATTTTCATAATAATATCGAATTAGCGTTACCCCTGTGTGCTTTAAAACACCAGGAATGCGAAATAGAGATTAAATTGAGTGAGAAGAAGGACTGCTTATACAAATGGTCTTCCATGACAAATACAACGACAAGATCCAGTGATAACACGACGTTTAACGTTACGGTATCAAATGGCGTGTTTGATATAGACAACAATCCTCAAGCCACACTCACACTTCAACGGGGTCGTACGTATATATTTAATTATTCTTCGGCCGGACATCCTTTTAAACTATCCAAAATAGCAGATGGTCGAACAGCACAGGGATTTGTTGATAGTGGTTCCATATTAGGTGTGAGTGATGGTGTTACGGATCTCAATTCCATAATAACATACATTGTTCCGGACGATGCACCCGATACAATCTACTACTATTGTAATAATTCTAGTCATGTGGGTATGGGTGGTACGATAAACATACTCGAACCATATTTTGATCCATCTAAAGCTACCATAAACGATATTTCTTTGTACACCGAAACCGTACAATTAAATGAACCCGAAAAAGTTAAACTCGAAGCCACCAAAACAGATTACATAATCACACAACTCCAGAGTGATTCGTTTCGAATACCCATGTCAACGCAAGACGGGTACGATTCTGTGAAATTTAGGATGGAGTTCATAAATCCGGTAAAAGAGTTATATTTTGTGATTGCCAGAAAGGGTGACAACATAACACCTTTTAATTATGATCATTCTTCGCAGATCTACCCTTCGGGTGGTTCAAATACAAAATACATTAATTATGAAAATTTAGTCACATTAGAGATGGAACTCGATCGAGAAATCATCTTAGATGAACGTTCGGGTGATGTGATTAACTTACGTGCGGTTCAGAGTGGAATACACCACTCCAGGACGCAGTTATTCAGGAGATTTTACTCGTATAGTTTTGCCCTCGAGCCAGAAAAATGGTATCCAACGGGTCAGAAAAATTTCAGTTTGATCAAAGATCAGCACATAACCTTGAAACTGAATAACGATACGACGTACGAAAGAGAGCTTAGAGTTTATGCGCTCAGTAATAACATATTGCAGTTTAAAGATGGAAGCGCACGACTTCTCTTCAACAGTGGCAAAATCGGCAATTGATATTGTAACACCCGTGTTTGAGAATGCGGTTGTGTTATCAGGGCAATACGCGAAAGCGTGTGGTCGAGATGTTATACTTTCCAAGGATATGGAATATTGTATGAAATATTGTGCTATGAACACAGTCGGTAAACAGATTGGATCATATTTTCCAGAAATTTATGAGGAGGAAGAATCCGAAGGTGAAGAAGAAATTGAAACGGTAAATGAGGAAGACGAACCACCATTTGAGCCGTACTCGGGAGATATCGAGTTATTTAAGTCTATAAATGACGCATATGACGCATGGGAAAGTTGGGAACCAACCAATCCGTCAGAAAAAATGATAAAAAATGCTATTGATAGTAATGAACACCTCTCCTCCGCGGGGATGGAAGACTTCTAATAAAAAGATAAAATCTTTTAAAATTAGTGATGAAAGTTCTGATTCCGATACGGATTCTGAGTCTAGCACTGATACAGAAGAAGATAAAAATATCAGGGGATATGAAAAAACGCAATATAAAAAGTTAGCGTTTGTAGAAGATCTTCTTCCAGAATAAAATCTCGATATATTATAAAATGTCTTCCCCAGTACCCGCTGATATGCTTTTAGCTATTTCTCGCGAGCTCGAGACCCAGTCTCTCAACGCTGTCGTCGCCGGCTTCTCCTTCGCTGCTGCCCTTTCTTGGATGGATGTCGTTCGCTGGTCTATTCACCAGGTTGTCCGCGTCCAGAAGAACGGTGGTATGAACTACGCGCTCACCGCGCTCTTCACCACCCTCCTCTCCGTCGTCGTCTACATGGCCATCTCCAGGGTTTCCTCTCGCGTCAGGAAGCCCGCTGCCCCCACATACGCCGTCACTCGCTAAGTTTTTTAGGTTTAGCGACGAGTATGAAGAAAATACCTGCAGCGATTATAGCAAAAATATATATCATACCATTCCATCTATTCGGATCCTCAATACTGGGTATACGAATTGGTGGCGGTAATTCAAACTTCTTATCAACCTTAGGTACATTCTGTAGTTTATCCGTACTACATTCTATGTTTAGTTTCAATATGTGATTCGCATTTCTAAAATCGTATGGAATTAAACGATTATTACTACTATAAAAGAACTGTATACGTAATTTTGATATGTTTTGTGCCCCCGTGTCAAAATTATGCTCTACCGCATCGTCAGCGCCAGAATAGTTAATCACATCCCCACACATGAGAATACGTCCCGTATAAAAGGGTGTATCGGAATATACAGTTTTAGTCAATTCGTCAGCGCCGTTGCTGATTTTTATGATGAGGGCATCTGGACCCTGTAAATTGATACTTCCCGTAATTAAAAGATCGGCAAGACCACCCGTAGAAGGTGTATTCGACCTCGCGTTATTCGCGGGTAAACCAAGTATATCGTGAGGAGTTGTATATCCTTCTGTAGCCACCGAAGAATGATACCCGTTTGTACCATCATAAAATTTAAATGAAAAATCTTGGTTACCAGCGTTTGCACCGGCCGTTACGGCTATTTCGTTTTTGTCTTTGTTGTATGCGAATACTATAGGATCAGCATTGTACGTATTACCTCCTAATACAGCGTCTAACGCAAGGTTGACTCTAGTTTGTAATTCGGCCGCTAAAGTATTACCTCCATAGTTACCGGGAGTTAGTGTTACGGTTGCAACTGTTTCTGTTGGTGCGGTATGAAGAACAAAATCAAACGTTTTATTACGATCGTTGATTAAAAATTGACTCGCATGAATACGAGCAGAAACTATAGACAATTTTTTAACATCGTAAATGGGATGACGTAATTCGACAACGTAGTCTCCTGGGTTCGGAAACGATACGGGATCGCGTTCACTACTATCTATATCTAACGTGTATACGCTCATTAAAATATGTGGATAATATTTTAATGGGTGTTATTCTACAATTTTTATTATTTAAAAATAGTTCTGTGCTACGGGGTTGGTGCTGAGTTGCTTTTTAGCTATACCGAGACTGGAATTGCTCGCGTTAGGGTTGTAATGACCCTTGAAAGAATTGAAGTTGTGGTAAGCGTTATTCGTGTACTGCTGTGTCCATGCACCATCTGCGGAGTTAATACGACCATCTATACGAGTCTGATCGGTCCTGGCTGCCGTCGGCATACCACCCTGGTTAAGAGGTCCCGCACGGACATTCATTCTACCCGCATTGCCCATCCGATTTGGTTTACCTCTGCGATCGTCGGGGCGGAATCCGTGTGCAAATAGTTCATCAGCCGTATAGGCAGATCCGTATGTACGTTTTTCGCCTATCTTAGTAGCGGGAGAATTGACGTAACCGTGTGCAAACTTATGAATGTTGGGTGCGGGATTGTTGTTGAATCCATATTGTTCGGTATTACCATCCTTCTTATTTCGGGTAGGGTCGGGAGCGAGTGTAGATCCAGATACTAATCGCTTGGCTCCGTTAAATCCTAAATTATCCGTTCGAGCACCCGTCTGAGACCTGTTAGTTAATCTCTTGGTGTGCTCATGCTCGGACCGTACAACCACACCCGTCATACCTTGAGCTCTGCCCGCCTGCGCGGGGCGGCGCTCAAACAAGTATGCGGTTTTCTCAGGCCTATTTTGGGCAACGTCCCCAGCTTGACCACGACGACCACCACTAATGTCGAAAGCGGGACCACTTCGGCCAGGTAGTGTAGTGAGACGATACGCTCCAACGTTTTCGGGATTTACACGGAAAAGCTGATGCTGACCACCATATGCGGGAACTTCTGGACCTACACCTAAACCTGGACCTACGAGCTGTTTTTCAATAGGAGAAAGATTATTCATACGACCGTTATCAAACATACGATTTCTCATTTCAAGAACTTCTGCGCCACTCGATCGCGACTGGGGTGCGATGTCGGAAAAATTATTTGTTTCTAATTTCCTCTGGGGTATTCTGTTAAGACTATCATCCAACGGTATCTCATCAGGGACCTCTGGAGTAAAAATTTCAGTGTCTTCTTCCATCTCATTTTGAATTCTGATTTCAGATTCTTTTTTGTCACTGAATCGTTTTCCTAAATATGCCAAACCGGCGATAGCAGCTATGGAAACGGGATCAGCCATTCTTACTTTTTGGTGAGATTTTTATTGAAGATATCTTTGACTGAACACACTGTTCTGAACTTCCGCACGCGTACTCGCGGGCTCGTACCTCCGAGTTTCGAGAGGAAGCTTGCAGTGTACGTCTTGGAGAGGGAACAGATTTTGTTCGTACGTGCGAGCCAGAACTTTATTAAACTGGCTTGTGGATTGGGGTCGTAAACGATCACTCGTTTCGATGTATTGGGCGGGGGCACCCTTGCCCGCCATGTAGGGGGCGGTGCCGTAAAGCATTGTATTTGGGCGGCTGGAACCGTAATTTAATGTGCTGGGCTGAGGATAGACAAACACTTCTTCAGTCGCGCAAACAGAAGGCCTCGCTGGGTTTTCTACGATTTTCATTCCTGGTTGGAGTTGGTACGCCATTTTACTATTACATGAGAATATTATCTAAGTTATCAAGGATACGAAGATCCCCTAATCATACCGCTACGTTTATCACCGTTAGGTTGTAATCCTCCAAAGGCTTCCAATTGAACACCCCGAGCATCTGGGTCACAGTACCTACTATCTGTGCGACATAAAGGCCCCTGTTTCGCGCCATATAACCATTCGGCAAAGGCGGTTTGGTCACCTGGTATATCTGTCACAGGAGTAGATACAAACTGTCGCGCAAGCGCGTTTCTTTGTTGCTCGGGCCAAGGGGATCTGGATTTTTGGGGACCGTATGGTATTCTGTCTAACATCTTTTTATCAACTCTATCTTTTACTGTCGTATAATCGCATGCTGGTAATTTATTAGGATTGTCGGTGTAGTCCGACATTAAAACATTTCCCATGGGATTGTCTTTAGTGGGCAGTTGACACATAGTATCTCCTGTAGAATCTGTTACATAAAGTTCCTTTATCATGTTACTCTTCTCCATGACGTATAAAACGCTCAAACCGGTGAGACCGAGTATTAAAATTCTCTGATCCCTGCGAATGAGGTAAACTATGCACGTAGCATAGACTATGAACCGCGCAGTAGCATTTATACGTTCTGCTGACATCTGGTTTTTGGTAGGCCAAAAGTCCAAAATTTTGTCCTCCCTAATTAATTGTTTTGGATCATTAAACAAGGATACCATTTAATATATAAAACTTTTATTTTTTCAACATTCCACCAAGTAGACCCTGCATGGATTTCATGAGCTGAGCCTCATCAAGTTCATCACCGTCGTCCTCCAACTTATCCGCACACTGCTTCGCCACATTCTCGATCATACTGAGCGTTTCTGGAGGAATTGATGTAATAGTAGTACCTAGCATGTATAGGGTCTGGATGTATTGCCAAATGGCGTTACGAGTACCCTCTGAAGCCTTGGGCCAGAGATTCTTAAGGTTAACGTCCTTAAGGAATTCCATATTATTAGCGTTTTCAAGGAAGAAA